CATCTATGCGACTGATTCCTTTATCTGAATAAATCCATCCTTCTGGTTGTCTTAAATTGACCGGTGCTCCCGGCAGAGCTTCAGGAACCGCTTCCTCATCTATATCAATCAGCTTTGCGTTGCTGAGTGCTTTCTTAATCTTTTCTGCAGCTTCTTCTTTTCCATGCTTGATATACACATCCGATGGATCTTTGCATCCTAAGCTCTTACAGCTCCATGTATAAACTTTCCCAATGAAGTTCCCTTCTCTCAGTGCCGTTGTCACTTTATGCAGAAAAGTTTCTCCGCCCTTATCAGGCTCTACATGAATGTAAATCTTGAGATCCTGTAAGACATCTGACCATTCTTTACGCATCATCGACGCACCGGGGACGCCAAGTGTGCTGATACTCATGTGCCACATACTTTGACTATCCGACTCCCCTTCGACAAGGACAGCATAGTCTGCACGCCTCACATCTTCTATTTTCCATGCACCGTATAGGCAGATGTCTTTGCCTGCCCCGTATTTCCACCGGAACTGCTTGCCGGCATATCGCTTTCTGTAAGTGACTTCTTTTCCCTCTTCTGAAAAATAAGGGATATATAAGTATGTCACGCCTTGCTTATCTTTCCTCGTCTGAAGGCGACAATCGTTTACAAGGAAATCCTCCGGCAGTCGTTTCTCAAGAGCATACTGAGCCACACTGTATGCTTTAAGCGTGTTATCTTTCGGTTGCTTTTCTTCTAATTCCTCTTTATATGCTCCATACTGCTTTAGGATTTCCTTGTAAGCCTCTTTTGTGTCCATATTGTTCAGTTCTGCATAAAAGGATGTGAAGTTGCCACCCCTGTCTTCGGCGTGGCACTTCCAGCATCCGGTTTTTAAGTCAACCGAGAATGAGTGGTTTTTATCATCATGGAATGGGCACAGACCTGTCAGATTATCTCCTGTAATATGATATTTTTTGATGATACGGGTGTATTCAGTTTTATAGTCTACCAAGCGGTCAAGATCCACTCCTTCTACCCTCATATCATTTCTCCAATTTTTGTCTTACAATCCTTTGAGCCTCTTCTTTATAATAAAGAGTTTCAAAATCTATAGCATCTCCTACTTGAAGGTACTCTCCTTGCTTCAAATAATTAAAACTTCCGCGTAATGGTTTCATAGTGCCTCCTGCCTTTAATTGAACGGTAATCCCTCATCATCGACTCCGTCCGGTGTATTCATCCACCCGTCATCGGTCACGCTTGGACTTTGTGCATTTCCTGTATTCCTGTTGCTTTCTGATGTGCCCTTGCTTTCTACAAATTCCACATTTTCTGCAACAATATCTGTAGTGTAAACCGTCTGACCATCCTTATTTGTGTAGCTGCCGGTCTGAATTCTTCCATCAATAGCGATTTTCATTCCTTTGTGGAAGTATTTCTCAATGAATTCTGCAGTTTTACCCCATGCGATTACTCTTGGAAAATCGGCGGTTGGTTGCCCATCCTGCTTGTATCGTCTGTCTATCGCCACGCTAAACGATGCATAGCAGGTATTATTTGCGGTGTATCTCACTTCCGGGTCTCTGGTAAATCTACCTATAATGATTACCTTATTCATCCTTTTTCTCCTCCTTGGTTTCTTCTGTCGCTATGGGTTTGAATTTCTGCATCTCTGTGAGTGCTTGTGTTAAGAAGTCAAGATCTTTATAGTTCTTGTGGTTGCCGTTGAACTTCTCCTTGTACCACTCCATCATCTCTTTATTCTTTGAACCACCAAGCTTTGTTGCTTTTTCTGTAATTTCATTCTGTATCTTTTTTACCTCTTCTGCCCTCTGCGCTGGGGACTTGACAGGAGCACCATCATTTGCCCAGTCATATAGTGCTTCGCCGGACTTCTCATCAAGGACTTTGATCTTGCCCTCGAAGATGTGAGTGTTGTCCTTTGCTGCCTCTGCAAGATGTGTGTCCTGATCAATCATCCAAGTAACCATATATTCGTACTCAATATCCTTATCCTGTTGAGCTCCCACACCAACCTTTCGTGGAGCCATCTTCCCACGGCTGTTTGCTTCAAGCACATATTCATCCTTTCCTCTTGCTGTTACTACAATATGTGCCGGTGCAAGCAAGATTTTCTCAATGATTTTCTTGTTTTCTTTCTTGTACTTTCCCCAAGCTTGAAATGTATTATCTCCTTTTGTCTGAAGTTGTACCTGATCTTGAACCCAGTTCCACAAGTGCGTCATAGAATCTATAATAATGACTTTATATCCTGCGTCTAAGAATGCATCTATCGCGGCAATGTAATAGTCAGGACTGTATTCTTCTAAGCTTATGAGGTCATAATCGAATTCATTCGCATAGAGCTTGTCTCTCATGCCCTCTGTTCCGATATAACCAATCTTTGTTCCTTCACCTACCCTACCTGCAATACCCGTTGCCAGTCTGAGTGCTGAATAAGACTTGCCACTGCCTGAAGGACCACTTACTAAAACCTTGACGCAAATTTGTTCTTTTTTTGCTTTTGTAATCGTAAGATTAATCTTTGCCATTTTATTTCTCCTTTGCTACTTCTTCAAACTTATCATCATCACTTTCCAATGACTCCATCTGTGCTTTCTTTGCTCTGCTTAGTGCTTTTACATTTGCTTTACGCTTAGAAACCTTTAACTGTGAATACACATTCAGACATTCGGCAAGACTTTCTGGCAGCTCTCCTGTTTCCTCTACAAGGTTATTCATTGCTGAATTTAGCGTCCTTGTGTCTACCCTTTCCACGATAAGGTCTCCAAATCCCTCCTCACGGAGTACCTCGAAGAAGTCCAGTCCTTTCTCCATCAGTTTGTCTTCACCGATTTTTGAATAGATGGCCTTCTCCTGCAGACTGTACTTGAAGCCATCCACCGTAGTATCGGGTTTTTCCTCATCAACCATCATCTGAGCAATTTCCTGCTCTAATTCTTCTACTGCCTTATTGTTGAGCTTGGTCTGTTCTGCCAACTCGTCCTTCTTATCCAGTAGCTCCTTGTAAGCTCTTACTTTGTCGTCAAGTGCCATTACTGTTTCCATAGTTTGCTCCTTTAAAAATAAAAAAATAATTTCTCCATTCATCCACAATTGTCTTTGCCAAATCTTCTTTCTTAGCCAGCGCCTTTAAAATAGTTTCATCGACTGTTCCTTCTGTTATCAAGTGTATGTAAGTGCAAGTATTCTTTTGTCCTATACGATGTATTCTCGCAAGGCTTTGACTATATGCCGCATAGTTAAAATTCACTGAGTAATACACACAGGTGTCTGCGGCCGTAAGTGTGATACCAAGCCCTGCGGTATCAATCTGTGCAAGGAATACTTTCGTATCCTCATTTGTCTGAAAGTCTTTGACTATGCCGCCTCTATCTTCCAGCTTTATATCCCCATATATAGCTCCATACTTGATTTTCTTCTTTGCAAGCATTTGACCTATCAAGTCTATCTCCGGTCTAAACCTTGCAAAGATTACCAGCTTTTTGCCTGCATCCATCACATAGTCATCAATGATTTCCTCCAGCGCATTTAGTTTTCCCTTGCTCACGAGCTCTGCCTTATCCTGTCCATCTGCGATTAAGAATCCCCCTGTGAGCTGCTGTAATCTCAGTAGCTTTGTTAGCACTGTTGTAGTTGTAACTGTCACCTGTCCCTCACCATCAAGCTCCGTGAAGCTCTCACGCCTGATTCGGTCGTAGAGGTTCTTTTCCTTTGCCGACATCGTGATACGCCTTTCAAGGAATGTCTGCTCCGGCAAATCCAATGCCTCATCCTTGGTTACTCTGTACGCAATAGAATGCTCTTTCTGAATTAACTGGTCAAGGTTTCTGTAACCTATGATCTGGCGTCTACTGAAACCTCCCATAATCGCATATCTATTTCTGAATTGATAGAAATTCGTTCCAAACACAGTTGGGTCTAAAAACCTATACTGGCTGTACAAATCAATCGCATTGTTCTGCACTGGTGTGCCGGATAGTATCAGTTTATACCTTGACTGGTCTCCCAGCTTATGAATTGCCTTTGACTGCTCGGCATCGTGGGTTTTTATTCTTTGACTCTCATCACAGATGATCATGTCTGCATCCCATTTATACAGTGCATCAAAAATATCTTCTCGCCAGGTACTTTCATAGTTGATAACTGCAACTTTAAGTGCCTTGAACGGAAAGCTCTCAAGATCTGATAGAGCTTTCAGACGCTTGCCTTTGGCTCCTAAAAGAACTTTTACTACTGCCTTAAAGTCTGCATAATCCTCAAACTCCTTGGCCCATACTGAGCACACTGATGTCGGTGCAATAATCAGTACTTTTTCTATGTTGCCCAGCTTATAAGCAGTCCCAAGCGTTGCTATTGCAGTGAGTGTCTTACTCAACCACATCCCATTTCAAATAAAAAACCGAAGCCTTTGCCGTTTTGGGATGCCATTAAACCACCTCCTCTCTGTAGTCCATTCTCATTCATTCCTTTTTCCTATTTTCCATCTGGCGGAAGTATCCCAAAAACCATCAGCGCCATGTTCGCCGCCCTGATCTGGTGCGTGAATAGCTTGGCCTTTACCGGGTACTTATATCTTGGCTTAATCTCCTTAGTCGGTCTTACTCTCTCAGCATCTACCGCCTTCTGAACCGCCAGCATATCATTGAGGATCTTCCTTGCGGGAGGTATCAGTCCGCCGTTCCTCTGCAGGTTTTCGAGGAGCGGTCTCGTGATCTCTCCATACCAGTATCCTTTCTCCTTGTCCTTCTTCATCATTCGCCATGTCTTTATGATCGCCTCTTTTTCCTTAGTAGGTTTTACGAAGATAATTCCGTCTTCAATCTTCTGTTGCATCCTGCATCTCCTTCCTGATCCGCTCTGCTGCGTCTATTCTTGCGGAGAAGCACAATTTACGATTCCGAAGCTGTTTCTTTTTCTGATATGCCTTCGCCACTGCCTCAGTGTATCTTTTTTGGTATCCATCTGTGAACATTACCTCCACTTTGATTTCGTTCATCTGCTCACCTGCTTCCTGGATTGTTGCTTTTCATCCTTCGCTCAATTCTTTCCCTAATCGCTCCATAATCTCTGCCGCACTCAGCCCTTTTGCGTCCATCTCAATATCCGCTTTAGCTGACCGCACAAGTGTTACAGTAGAGCCGTTCACGGTTAAATTGATAATACTCGCATCTGCGAACACAAGCGCGGGTAACAAGTACTCTAAATAATCTCTTAATCTTGTCATTCCATCACCTCTTGTCGATCTCTGTAAGCCTTACAGCGAGGGTGTTTAAAACCTCAAATGCGGTCATATCTTCAATGTTAATCGCTCTTCTTTTATCTAATAAAATCGTCGTGTGCGTCACAGAACACATCTGGGCTTGTGTGATGCGTAGGAAATATGCAAGTAGCACCTCAATCTCTCCTGCAAGAGCGTAAGCGTTCTTAACTTGTCGCCCTGGAATCACCGCCCACGACACGACATCTAACATCACACGCCCTAAGTTTGGCCTGTCTCCCACATAAGAAATTTTAATCCCTGCATCTGAGCCATCTACGCCATCTCGCACAGTCAGTACTCCACCCACACAGGAGACATCCAGCTTTCTAACTGCATCAGGGATGGTGTCTAACACAGCTTGTAACTGTAACAAAAACCACTCCGTCCTATTCATTCAAACCTCCTTTTTACAGGTGCAGCCCTACGGCCACACCCATTACAAAGACAAAGATGAAAAATAGCGTGTTTTTTACGAGCGTAACTCTGTCTTCTAGCTCTTCAAGCTCTTCTTCCGCCTCCTCAAGCTCCTCAAGCCTTCCCTTCTCAATTTCCTCGTATTCTACATAGCCCATCTTCAACTGATTCCTCATTCTTGATTTCTCCTTTCTCTATAGCTGATTACAGTGGTTCCCTATCTTCTAATAATTCTTTCAATATTTTCTTCTCAAGTGCCTTGCTCATGGCAGGACTGCAGAGTATCTCTCCCAGAGTGCTATCCATGAGTATCTGGCCAATTGTGGCCGACATACTTAACTAATCTCCTTGGGTCCATAAAATCCTCCTATTTACTTTCCTTCTAATCTTTCCTACAATCTACTTACAGGCTCTGCCAAGCCGAGTAAATGGAAGGAGGGATATGAGTATGACTAAAGTTTATGCCTGCCTTGCAGGTGAATGGGTTTGTTTAAATGATGACTCCGAATGTGTTATCGGTATAAATCATCAATCACCATTCATCTGGTGGGAAGAAGGTGCTGAAATCTACGCACCTATATCAAGAGCTAATGCTGATACTATGTATTCTCTTGATTATGTCCACATAAACTACAAGGGCAAAGACTGGCGTATAAACCCAATGTTTATTCAAATTGTGACCGAATAAGTCTGCCAACTTGTTCAGTGTCTGAGAGTTTGAGTTCCGGCTCAAGCTCTTTTAATTTGCTCTGAAACATCCTATCCATACCTACTTTTAGAATCTGCCAATCCCTGTAGGAAATTCCTTTCAAAGTTTCTGCATATTTAATTGCATTCTCTGTTTTCATTCTTGTTCTCCTAACCTACCTTTTCTTCTATCTGCTTTCCTAAAAAGAGATTTACAAAGTACACTTGCCCTTTTCCTGTTACCTTTGTGGTCTTCGTAACTCTCACGCTTCCGTCAGGATTATTTATCGTGCTTTCCTTTACCTCAAATAATCCAAGTTCCATACCCTTTTGTGTAGGTAAGTTCTTGCTGCTTCCCGACTTCATCAAAAAGCCTCTTTGCCTTAATTCCTCAAATAGTCTCTTCTGCCCTGTATCATAGCCATTCTGCTTTAAAAGCTTTGCAAGGTCTCCGATCAGGATAGATGTATCACTTGCAGATACCGATTTTGCAAACAAGGCTAAAGGCTGCATTTGCTTATTCTCAGCTTCTAAAGCCTTCCTTGCTTCCCTCTCCTCCTTTAAGGCCTTGAAAGCAGCTATGGCAATGTCAGGGTTATCCAGTAGCTCTTCTTTTGCGTACAAGCCGTGCTTGCGGATAGATGGTAAAACTTCCGAGGTTACCCAATTTGCGAATCTCTCTGCTTCAGCTTTGCGGCTCTGAAAGATAAGCTTGTAGAGATTTGGCTCGTTTATAAAGTCTGCTGTTTGATTTCTTCCTAGTGAGTCGATGATGTCGGTAGTACCGACGCCATCTTGCATCAGTCTGTTTTTTGCATCTCTTGAGTTTTTAATTTCTAAAATTCTGCAAGCATCAGCTAGACAAAACCACGGCTCGCCATCTTTGATAATGCTCCTTACATCACCAAATTCAGCATTACTAAAAATTTGTAATTCTTCCATTCTTCCTCCTTTATTTCTTTGCACTCGGTAACTTGCTCGATAGGATTAAGCTGTGCAGCTCTTTATAATTCTTATGTTCTCAATCGGCATATTGTAAATCTCAGACAATTTTTCAAGTTGAAAAGCCGGCATTGCTACTTTGCCTTTTTCCCAGTTCAAAATAGTCTGCGTACCTACTTTCAACATTTCCGCTACTTCCCTTTGGCTAAGCCCTGCATTTACTCTTGCCGCTGCCAAGGATATTTTTAATTCCATACTTACCTCCTAACCTACCTTTTCAATCAACGGCAGTATCCCCTTTGATTTAAGGAAGTCATACAAGAAAAGCCTGCCT